CTCACGGCCTAACAATTTAGGCTGTAATTGTTCAGCGTAAAAATGTTGTTCGTAATCACGAGGGTTAAATTCGTAATAAAGCATTGCGTCTTGTGGCTCTAAAACTGCCCCTGTTACGGTAACAGTTCCTTTGCTTGTTGGCGTTGCTTGACGTTTTTGCATAAAGTCAGCAACTTCAATACGCGGGATTGTTCTTTTTTTACGGATTCCGTCTTGAACGAAAATACAGCCCTTTTGAACTGTGTCGGCTTGTACAACGGCACGAGTAATCATGTAGCTGGCTGCGTTGCCGCTCCATGTGGTGTCTTGTATGTCTAATGCTTCAGGCATGGTGTTATATTTTAATTATTTAATTTGAGTTTGTTTTGGATTTCGATCATTGTCGATGCAGCAACAAGTGCCAGCGCATCTTCATTTGTAACATTTGGTTGTGCCTCAAAAGACGGTGCTTTTTTGTTCAAAGGGATTGCGGTAATCATTGCCTTAGTTCCCTCAGGGTTTGCTAAGAAGTTTTTAGTCCACAACTCGATAGTTTCTGTTTTGTTTTCGATTTTACCAAGTTTAACAGCGTTGGTAACTTCGTTTTTTGCTTCTGTTTCTTTTGCAAGTAACTCAGCAGCAACTTTAGCGTCTTCGGCCTCTTTAACTTTTTGGTTGGCAACTTCAAGATCGGCTTTTAGTTTTGTGGCGTTTGTAACCACTTCGTCTAATTCCAATTTCATTTTAGCAGCACGCGCGTCCGCTTCGTTTGCCTTGTTAATAATAGAATCAATAGCTGCAACTTGTGCATCTTCGTTTGATCCGTCAATTAACTGTAATTTGTTTGTAACTTTTGACATTTTACTAGGTTTTAAATTTTGTATTTCAATGCGCTCTCTTAAAGCTGTGTTGTATATTTTATACGCGTTTTTTGTATCGCTTAAACTTGGTGTCGCCCTTTTTTTATTATATCCACTTGATGTTTCAACTTCACACAAACCCATGTCGTAACACTCGCTTGCATTCATCCATGTTGTTGCGGCCATCATGCCAGCAATTTTTTCAGATGTTAGATAACTACGTGAAGAAATCATTGTGTTAATGCTATCTTCAAGTACTTTCCTTATTGTTTCATCACCTCCGCTTGTTGGGTGAACCATGCCTACTGCATTGTCCATCATGTAACGATTGCGACCTGATAACCAAATTGGAAACGCAATACTTGCAGCCATGCCGACATTGTGTGTGTCAACTTTGGTTTTAATCTTTAGTATTGTGTTGAAAATTTGAAGACCATCTAATACATTCCCTCCGGGTGAGTTGATCCAAACATCTATTTTGGATTTGTTAAGGGTGTCAAGGAACATTAATTCTCTGCAAAATTTATCTGCCATAATTCCCTCGCCATCTTCTGAATCATACCCAATATGCCTATCAATAAGCATTATCGGGCATTCGGCATTAGGATCAATGGTGTATAAAAATTCCATTGTTCAAAGGTGTGAATAGTATAATAAAAAAATATTGGTTTGAATTAGTTGTATGTTAGAAATATTTTGTAAATTTGAAAAACCTTATAACATGGCATCAAATAAACCAACACTTGAACGTCAAATTATCACTTATGTTAAGCCTCATTATTACAAATTATTTATAGCAGACTGTCGCGGGTCGGTGTCGGGTAAGTCCGATCATTGTCGACAAATTATAAAACAGTTTTACGATAATATGAGCCAGCAGCAACGAAACGCGCTGATTAAGTTGTACGATGAAATGACACCTGAAGAACGTTTAAACCCTAGAATGATATGAAAATAAAATTTGAAAACTATTTCGGTAAATATTGGATGTTTTACCCTTTTCCTTTAATTCAATTTACTAATATTAAACATATCGGTTTTATGTTTATATTTCTTTTTTGGGGCTTTAGAATTACAAGAAAATGACAATTTTTTTAATGATATAGCGTAAATATTATGAAAAAATCATTTATAGAGTGGATTAGGTATGTTCAAAATAAAGAACTTATCGAGGCGTTAAAGTATATTCAAAAATACCCATTTGCTATATTTTATGGACTCTAACAACGAATACACTACTCGCGCGGGGCATGGCATTACTGAATTAAACATTATTTTATTTGGTGGCAATAATCAGCCTATTGCCATAGCCAATGTAGATAAATGTGATTGTAAAGTTGTGCAGTTACAACCTACCACCCAACGTTAAACTCTATCCCGTCTAAGTAAACCGTTGTGCTTCCGCTTCCCGGTGAACTTGAATTAAACGTCATAACACCCGCTGAAGTAATTGTAATTAAGCCTGGGTACAAAGAACTGTTTTGTGTTATTGCAGCAAAAACTTTGTTGTTTGTTGGTCTAAATCCCACAGGTAGCGTAAAAAAGTTAGTTGATCCTCTAGGTTCAACAATGTTAACCGAGCCTTGAAACCTTACAAAACCTTCATTATCTTTAAAGTATTTTAAAGTTCCCGTGTACGAATTTATTAAAGTGGCTGTTGTTGCTAGGGATACTTTTGTACCCACTTGCAAATAAACGACATCGCTTAAATTAAAAGTTCCCGTGCCAAGTGTTTGATCGGCTAATGTTGCATTCGTTGTATCTAAAGGATTTCTAACAACACCATCAGTAAACTCAATACTGCCTGCTGAAGTTGTTGCAATATTAAATACAGCCCCTGTTGAAATAGGCCCTCCACCAATTGCCCTGTATAATTGACCACCTCTATAAATAATGCCATTATTTACAATAGATGGCGTGTTTACCGACCCTGTATATTCCAATCCAAATACGGCATAAGGCGTACCTGTTAAGTAGTCTAATCCAACGATACTTCTTACGGCAGCCTCTAATCCTTCTTGAATCCAATCTTGTAAAAAGTCTAATGATCCTGAGTTAAACGGTTGTGTAATTGATGGGTCAACAATAAAACCCGTGTTTATTTTTTTCATATTTTAAAAAGTTAAAACGTTATATTTAATTCCTGCCAATCTGTATTTATCTACAAATTGCCTTATATTATTTTCTCTATTTTGTGTCGTTGTGCCTAGTGTCGCAAATAAAGCAGACGGTACATAAACCGTAAAGTTACCTAAATAAGCTGGAAAAGTCGGACTGTTAAACATTGTTGTTTCCGCAAACACACTATCATTTACCATGTTAGAACTTGTCGCCCCGCTGTTACCCATTACAAAAACATTATTTGCGACGGTATTATTTTGAATGTAAATTTGCGGGTCGATTGATGGCACTTGATAAAATCTATTTAGCGCAAATTCCAAAACAATAATTTGAGAACTGTAACGGACACGCTCGTCAACACCAATAAAAACATCTTGTATTTTTTGCCATGTAATTGCACTATCAGGGTCGCCTGTTGGAGCGTTTAAACCAATTGTTACAAATTCAGGATAAGGCAAAATGAAAATGTAAACCGATGAGTCAATCCAAATCACTTTGTCGTTTGTTGTATAAAAATTATTGTCAATAAATTTATTAGCAGTTGATCCTTGTTTATATTCGCCAAACCAATTATCTCTTAGCCATTGTAAAGGATAGTTTAAGCAGTTAAGCCAAGATAAAAACTTACTTAGCCTGTATTTAGGCGGAGTTAATTCGTTATCTCGGTCAATATAATTTATGTCGTAAATACTCATTTTACGAAGTTTGGAAAATTAGTTTATCAGTAAAAGTTTCTCCGCTTGTTGTTTCACCCACAACGTAACCCGCAAATGTTGGGTAAATTGTAATAATGTCGGTTTTGTTTTGACGCATAAATGTTTTGTTTGCAAACGCGGTTGCATTTGCTCGTATTGCAACGTCTGTTAACAACAAATCATTAACGCCCGTAACGCTTTGGATTGCGTCTGTTATGCCTAATAAAGAAACTGAGCCGTCAAATGGCAAGGCCGCCAAATATGCATCTACGGAAGCAATTACAGCTGATTGTATTGTTGATGCGTATTGCCCGTTATAATAAATTGTGCCTGCTAAATATAATTTGTCAGACGTTAACGAAGATGCACGAATATCTACACCCGCAAAACCTAAACCCCTGCCGCGACCAGCAAAAGTACCATCCCCACCATCTGTAAGGTAAGACTGTAACGCTGTTAATTCAGGGGCGCTTAACGCAACAGGCGGGTCTGATTTTGCCACTTTGACAAATACTACGTTGTTTGATGAAGTATTAACTGAAGATCGCGTAATAATTCTTTTACTCACGTCAACAGGATCATAAACAGGCGCAAAGTTTACCAAAGTCAAAACTTGTGGATTTAAAGCGTCATATTGAAACTCTAATACTTTTTGTTGTAACCACGGCTCAGAACCAACAGGTGCATACTTTACAATTGTTTCAATTTCAGTTTGAAATATTGCAAATAATTGCTCTAACAAACTAATTCCGACCGCTGTTATAAAAGCCCATAAACCGTATTTAGCTACTTGGCTTAAATTTGCATACAGGGCAGCAAGTGCCGGATAATTTGGTATCTGATCGAGTATTTGCTGTTTTATTGCGGCTATTGTGCGCGGTGTATATCCCATTACTGAATAGTTTTTGTTATTGGTGACGGATCATATTCAACGTCTAAATCTAAAGTCAACGGTGATGGCGAATTAACGCCCCCAATTGGTTCTGTTTGCTGCTTGTCGATATAGGTTGTTGTGTATGTTTGAATAAAATGGTAAACGTTTGTGTGGGTATAGTCCTGTGTTTCGCTTGTCCGTATAAATTGATTTGCGCCCGTTGGTGTAAACTTTTGCAAGGCAGCGTAAACGGCCTGTTTAACGTCAAATATATTAAGGTTTTGTTCTATTGTGCCATCCGCAGCGTCAAGTTGATTGTGACCTATGTGTATGGCAATAGTCAAAGGGTTGTATATTTGATAACCCGCGCCAAGTTGTTGTAAGTTTTGATCGTTTGGAAACTCGATAAAAACGCAGGGCATTGGAAATGAATATGACTCACCCGCTGCCAATTGATTAAATTGGTCATTAAAAACGTGAATGAACTTAATGTCAGTTGCCATTAATTCAAGTCGTGCTTTTATTGCGAGGTAAAGTGCTTTCATTTAAATGCGTATTTGTACGCTTGTATTATTTTTTTTGCAAATATTGCGTTTAATGTTTTTGATTCACCCATAAATTGCCGCTTTGGCATTCCGTCTAAACCGTCATTGTGTCTTTTGCCATAGGGTGAAACTACTTTCCAAACAATTCGTTTAATTGATTTTTCAACAACTGAATTATTAACTTGACGTTTTAGCTTACCCGTTTTAACTAGTGTTTTACGTGTCCTGCGACCTAAATCTTTTTTCTTAGGGTATTTGTATGCTAAAGTGCCGGGTATCTTTCTTTCGGGTGTTTTCCATTTCTCAATTGACACGTTAACAAAACCCTCTTTATCAAAGTTACCTACAAAAAAATTAACACCCTCATTTGCTAAAACAGTAGGCAGCGTATTTTGAACGGATGCAATCCGTCTATACATTGCTTTAAAAGCTGCGTCAAATGTGGCGTGTTGTGCCATTAGTTTATAACTGTTTTTTCTTCGTTAAAATCGTAATAAATTTGCTCACCCATCAATTGAGAATTTAATTTTACCTCAACTCCATTAAACGTAAATTGCTCTACATGCGAGTCCCTTTGATCTTCGGGCATTTTATACAATACCCAATCTCTAAATTGGTCAAAGCCTTTAGGATGCAAATAAATGGTTTTTAATGCTTTTTTTGAAGCCCATTTGCGCCTATCGTAAAAGTCAACACACGCGGCAACCATGTCCACGTATAGCAGCCCTGTTTTTTCGTATTTAGTCGATGCGTAACTCATAAATCAAAGTTTCTTTTTGCTAATTTTTTATCTTTTGGTTCAATGTCAAAATAAGGGTGACTTTTATTAAATACTACTTTGTCAATACCCGGATTACCTTTAAAAACAGGGTTAATATTATCCGTTCTTTCCATTGCTCTGCTTATCGTTGCCTTACTGCTTAATTTTACATCTGAATACTTATCAATTGCTGTTAAAATACAACGGCATCTAAAGTGTGTCAGCGGTGATCGAGTACGCCAAAACGGGTCGCCAATAGGTGCAATAATATCATTTAATATAGCGCATTCGGATGACGTGTTTGCATCCATAACAGCCTTTCTCTGTAAATATGGAAACAACTCTGCGTCCTTTACTATTTGTTGCCACTTAACCGCAGATTGCGCCTGACCTATTGCTGTTTCGTACTCAGCACTTAAATAATCAGATCGGAA